ACATTTTCATCAAATTCACTTAATGCTCTAAAACTAATATTATTTTCGTTTATGACATATTCCTTTACTGAATTGTCAAAACGGTCGTAATCGTCAATAAACAAATTACAATCAGCCGTCAATGAGTCAGTCTTACGATAGCACAATTCCAATTTAGATGCTAATTCGTCAAGAGTCTTTCCAAAGAATTTTTCTTTCAATTCAGCCTTATGACTGTCAATTGTTTCTTCGTCATAAATCTTTTTAGCATCAAAGACATAGATGTTAAGTTCATCGTCCAATTGATAAGTATAAACATCACCATCCTCAAAGGTAAATTCATCTTCAAGTTGGCTAACGAAAACAGACCAATAGCCTTCATTTTCACGTACTGACTTACCCTCGGCTTGCGCACCAGTTAAGATTTCAATCTTAAAACGTCCCAAGTCAGTTGAAGAAGATGGGAAATATTCAGTATCTACACCATCTTTTGTCTTTAATGAATAGCCTTCGCATTCGTTGCCAAGTGAATCATAATCCTGATAAGGTGCAAGTCTGACAACATCCATGTTGTATTTAACCTTACCGACACAGTTCTGATTGTCAGTCTTTATTTCGCCGACATCATAAACAAGCGTATCATAACTTTCAGTCGGACAATTACAAGTATTTGCCATTGTCGAAACTTTATGATACTTGTCATAATGACCTCTTGAACGCAATACGGCTATTGCCATATCCTTATATTTGTTGTTTGGATTGTCACCCTTAACCATTGCCTTGATGACCCACGCAGGACCTGCGTTATATCCGCTAAGACCTAAGACACGCACAACGTCCATTTGATTTGATTCAGTCAGATAACTTTGCGCGATGTAAGGAAGTTCATATTTCGGATATTTGCTTCCTTTAAACTTTGCTGGATTCTTATCACCGAAGACATTTACAAATTCACCCCAATCAGACACTGGGATTTTTTGGAAAGCAGGACCCTTGATAGTTTCGCCGACAATACCTAATTTTGTAATACCTAAACTTTTAGCTCTTGCAAAAATTTCAGTTGTCGAAAAACTTATGCCTGGAGTGACACGATTATTTCTATTTGATTCTGCCATAGTTATTATTTAAATTAATTTTTTTATCTTATTTAATTATAAATATGAAATGAAAATCAGTTATTCAAAATAAATATTATAAAAAATCATAAATATTTTTGAAAAAAACAGAGGCGGATAACATTAATTGTATATCGCCTCTGTTTATATGTTTCTTGACTAATATTTTTCATTTATGCCAATATCAAAATCGCCATCTGAATAACATAAGAATATTATTGTCGAAGGGTCTTCTTCATTCTTTTTTGTTACGCTGATTTTTATTTCATCATCTTTTTCAAAAACAATTGTTGTTTCATCGTCAATTTCAATAAATTCTCCATTCAGATGTATCTTGAAATCATATATGTTCGTTAATGTAATTGAGTCAACCGTAAAATCATTGTCAACTTTAAAGGTGATTTCATTTTCGCACGGCTCGTAAAATAAAGTGATTTTTGAGGTCGGCTCGTTTTCTTGCTCTTTAGGTTCGGATGGAGCATTACATGGATTGCCTTCATACTTTTCAATTTTAACCCCTTTATAATTGAATTTATTGAATGAAGCGGTATTGTGGAAAAATTTCATCGGAACCTTTTCAACTTTATAGTCCTCATCTTCTATTATGTATGCCCTAAGACTGATTTTATAACTTTGCGAATAATATTTACGGTCATCTATTGAATAATCCGATTCATCGCTAATATCGTCTAATTTCATTGGCATATAAAAGCCATTTGGCTGTATGTAACATTGCAATCCCTTAAACTGCTTGTTTACGTATTGATTCATACGGTTTAGCAATTCATATTGATTGCAGACAATTGTTACCGTATAAATCAAATCAAGGTTAAACGGAAACCTTCGTGAATAGCGTTCCATATACGGTTCGCCACTTTTATCAACTGATGGGGCGTAGAATAAAGTATAAAACCTGTCATTCGGAATATTAAACGAATCACCGTAAAGGGTTCCCTTTCGTGGGTTTGATTCTCGTGTAAATGTTTTGAAATTCATTAAAAGATTACCTGTATCATCCAAATGCTGCCAAGTTTGGGCGTATTCGTTGATTCTTTGATTGCTGAACAACTTAAACGTCGGCAAACGTTTTCCGTTACAAGACAAGTCGATTTTTTCAACCCATTCCGAAAAACTTGCATCAATATCTTTCAACTCTACCGTCAAAGGGAAATCGGGACGCTTGTCAAAAATAATATGTTCATAATTTTTTCTGCGTTCAACTCCTTCCGATGGTTTGGTTAATCTTATATTCTTTTTAAAATCATTATACATAATCGATTAATTTTATTTATTCAAAAGCATCTTTCTCAATTGTCGTGCTAACCGCTTCAATATGTCGGTAAAATGGCTTGTAGCCAAAATTTGTCATACTGTTTGAATAATTATTTCTACCGTCATTTACAACAACAAAATATTCCATATGCTCATTTGTAATTTGTACTCCGATATAATCACCATTTTTAATTTCACAGCCGACTTCATCAAGAGTTGCTTGATACACGCCCATTTTTAAGTTTCCTGTCTTGACATAAGTACCCATGTTTTTGTTCTTATCGTAAGACCTTAATTCTCCTTCAGCAATTTCATATACGCAAGAGATTTCGCGAGGAATCTTGAAAACCAAATTTTTCTTATCGGATTCTTTATATACTGAATTTAAATTTGTCTTTTCCAAATCGACTTCAAAAAGGACTACCGACTGATTCATATCTTGTTCAATATAATTCTTGCCGATGCCCATATCAAAATCGAATGATTCTTGCGAATAAAACAAATTATTACGATTTATTGGTACCTTTTTTGTACTATTTGGGTTGAATTTAAATGAATCCATTATTGTTAGTATTCGTTATAGTCGTTATATAAATTATTATCCATACCTGTATCAAGCAATACTATTTCTTGACCGTTATCTGTGTTAGCAATACCTAGATTACTACATGAAATATCAATAAAGCCGTGATTATCGCAAATATATTGATAAAGAGCCTTAAACCATCGGTATTTCATAAGATTGTTAACAAAAAGCAAATCATCTTTATCAGCATATTCTTCATTATGGTTATATATCAATTCCATAATATCACAAATATCGACTAAAGAAACTCCATCTTCCGTATATTTTTCATATGTAACACCAAGAAGTCCTAGCACCGCTCCTTCGCATTCTTCTTCAGAATTAAAATTTATTACTTTTTGAACAATTATCCATTGGTATCTTGATTTATCATAATGGTAAATCTTTGGTATTATCGGAGAATTTGCGTGAGATAAATAATAGTCAATTTCGGTTTTGTTTTGACGGTATCCATCTTTATTCAATGCGATTTTAATTACGATTTCATTATCATACTCAAAACAAGCACGTGACGAACCTTTTCCGATAGGGTCTCCTAAATTTTCCGTGCAATATTGGTATAACTCGTCATCAGATTTGCCATCCAAATCTCTAAATTGAAAAGACGGTTTAAAAATTTCTCTTAATTGTGTTTCGTTTAATATGAAAATCATCTTCTGCTATAATAAGTTTTAAAAATATCGTCTGACAAGCCGTGGTCTAATAATACGATACCGTTGGCTGTGATTCCATAGTTTTGAATACGGCACATATCGTAGTTAAAAATTCCGTAACCAGCGATATATTCATACCAATCTGTCATTTTTTCGTTTTCCCAAGAGTCTTTATATAATTTTTCATCGCAATGCATAGACATATATCTTATCAGTCTATCCTCATAGGCCTTTTTCATCAGCAATGAACAGAATTCTTCAAAAGTGTAGCCTAAATAATGCTCGAAATCTTTTTTTGTCGCTGGTAGTACATATTGAGAAACCAAAAAAGTCCAATTTTCATCATCGCTCACATCTGAAACATCAGGGAAAATGTCTAAACCGTTCAAATAGTAGTCATTTAAGACTTTGCCTTCTTCTTCATTCTGTGCGAGTCCTTTTTGGTTTTTTGCTAATTTTAGACACCAATTATCGTCAATTTGGAATACCATACGACTTGAACCGTTTCCAATTGGCATACCTAAATGTTGCCGACAGTATTTAACTCGTCCACTTAGCGTAGTGATACTTTTCAATTCATCATAACTAAATGTATCGTCAACGGCTTCTTTTAAAAGCCGACCTTTTAATTTTAAAGACAAATTTTCCTTAATTTTATCTTTGATAGCCAAGTTTGCCAAATATTTGAATTTATACAGTTCTCCCAAAAAGTTCTCCATTATGCTTTTAATTCCAATATAACGTCTGCCTTTTACTTTAGAATAATAACTATTGGAAACTTTTATCAAATCATTCAAAAAAGAAATTATTCCTTCAAAATCTTTCTTTTTTGTACGCTTGAAGATATTTGTCTTAAATTGTCCGTCAACGCCTTGTTCAATTTCGGCAATTTCATCTTGTGTCTTATTTAAACTATCAATAATATCATCATATAAACGATGCAAAGACATATTATTTGACTGCCAATGTGCTGATTTAGCGTAAGTTTTATATGATTCAAGTTGATTTATATATATAATAGTACTTTTCTCCATATAATACGTTTTTTATATTAATAAATATGTATATTTTTGATTATTTAAATTATTTTAGGTATATTTATAGCGTATAAAAATAATATATAAATATAATGTTACCATTAATCGATGCAATAAATAAACTATCTAATTATAACGGAACGAACCCTTACCTTCAGAATTTAAAATATGATGTCATTAACTATAATAAGACAAATTTGACTGATTTTCAAATCGAGTATGTATTAAAAAATTATGATAAAGAAGTAAAATTTGTCGATAAGTTAGTTAATGTCGCTGAATGGTGGGGAACACGAATGAAGACTGAATGGGCATTGGATTTTGTAATAAAAAAGATAATTGTTGTTTATATTTTTGGAGAAACTGACAAATCAATTCATTGTGCAATTAAATATAAGCAAACGCAAGATAAATTACTATTTATATTCCTTCCTAAAACTGCCATAATAGGCGAGCCATTCGCTGAAGACTTTAATAAACTTGAAGTTGATTTTTCTAAATATACAAAAGATGGCTTCGTACCTGTAGAAGCTCAAAAACAAGGCGTTAAATTTCTCCTTTCAAGGAAAAAAGCAATCCTTTCTCTTGATAAGGGATTAGGAAAAACCGCCACATCAATAATGGCTGCTATTGAAGGTAATTTCAGCAAAATTTTAATTATTTGTCCTGCTTCATTAAAGACCCAATGGGTAAAAGAAATCGAAAGATTCGAAGATAAAGATAATATTACAATTGTTCAAGGAAAAAATTGGGATGAAAAGAAATTCACCATAATAAATTATGATATTTTAACAAATTTCTATGTAGTGCCTAAAATTAAACGCAAGACTACTGTTAATGTTCTTAATGAAAATGGTGTGATTGAGACGAAGGAAGTCGTTAAAGAAGTCAAAACCAACAAAAAATCCGTAGTAGAAGAAGCCCTTAATTTATCGAGCCTTTATCAAGCAAATTTTGACTTAATTATTATTGATGAGGCTCACCGCTTATCCAACAAAACAAGTAATATGTATTCAATTTGTGAAGATTTGGTTAAAAGAAGCCATCCAAAAGGTGTATTTATGCTTACTGCAACGCCAATCAAAAATACTCCGCAAAATCTATACAATTTGCTGAAATTGATTGATGCCCCAATTGCTAAAGATTGGGAAGCCTATCATCAAAGATATTGTAGTGCTTCACGAATTTACAAGAAAAATGATATTCCGTTACGTAATCATTATACCGCAGAATTCTTGGCAAAAATAAATAAAAATAGTTGGTACGATTTGAACGATTTTGAAAAGAAGCAACTTGAAAACTATTTGACGCAAAGGAACATCAAAAAAATATGGATTATGGGCGAGCCGTCAAATTTAGACGAATTAAGTATGCAAATCAATCACCTTTATTTTTGTAAAGAAAATCAAGAAGTCTATCGTAATATTAAAAAAGAAGTAATCTATAAACGCTACGACCTTTCACCTGAAGAAAAAATTCAATACAAGACCGCTTGGGACGATTATATTAAATCGCACGACGAAAAAAATATCGATAGATTAATTCAAAACTATAAATTAATCGAAGGTTCAGTATTTAGGCAACTTTGTGCTAATTTTATGATTCCAAGGACGATTGAGACGGTGAATGAAGAAATACGTCAAGGTCATCGTGTATTGATTTTTTGCTGCTTTGATGAAGAATTATATACACTCCAAAATTATTATCAAGACCAATGCGTAATTTACAACGGTAAACTTACGGCAAAGAAAAAAGATAAAAACTTGAAAATGTTTAAAGAAAACGAAAATATAAAAGTTTTTATCGGCAATATTGATTCTGCTTCAGTAGGCTTAAACTTAAATGAATGCAGTCGTATTGTCTTCAACAACATTTCATTTGTACCGTCTGATTTGGAACAATGCGAAGGGCGTATTACTCGTTTAGGACAGACAAAAGATGTAAAAATAATATATCAATTATTTAATGATACTTATATGGAAAGAATGTTTGAGATAATAACAAATAAGACTCAAACAATTTCTCAAATAATAAAGGAAGAAAAATATAAGAATCAATAGTGAAAGATGTTTATTTAATCTGTGATGCAAAAAACAATACCTATAAAATAGGCGTTTCAAAAAATGTGGATAAACGCTTAAAACAGTTACAAACAGGGAATTCAAATGATTTGCATCTTGTCTACAAGATACGGACTGAACATCCATTTATACTTGAATCAATGCTTCATAAAACCATTGTGCAATTCCTCCCACGAATCTTTAGTTCGTGGGAGGAATTGCACATTTTTTCCCTTTTTTATTAATTATTGATTATTTTTCTAAAATACTTAATATTTATATACAAAGGCTTCACCTAATGAAAGCATTCACTCTATGAACGTTAAAACATACAACATCGAACTGATAATGACTGAGACAACTCGCAACCATTGGATGAGCCTCTTGGCTCAGACAAGGGATGCATTTAACGCTTGTGCCGAAATGGTAACAAGTGCAAAGACTCCGTTGTCACTCGTTTCAGTCCATTCCCAATGTTATGACGTTCTAAGAGAACAGTTCCCACAAGTGCCATCACAAGGCATCATACGTGTGCAGAAATCAGTCCTCGCAATGCTTCGCTCGATGAGAGGCAATAAGCATAAAGATGCTTCTGTACCTCAGATGAAAAGCCTTGCCCTACAGCTTGACAAAAGGCTATACAGCCGCTTGTCAATCAACGGTATATCACTATCAAACGGCATCCCACAGAAACGTGAGAAATGCACGTTTGTGCTCTATGACAAGGTTCGTGAGATGTTCAGCACTTGTGTTCCCAAAGACCCCACAATCTTCGCACGTAATGGAAAACTCTTCCTTTCAGTACCTTTTGAGGTTCAATCCTTGCCTTGCAAGGATGACACAGCAATCGGTGTTGACCTTGGAATGAAGAGGTTCTTCGTTACCTCAGAAGGCAAATCCTTCGTTGACAAGGAGTACTTGAAACAACGCAGGAAACTGCGTTACTTGAAGCGTTGTCTTCAGAGCAAAGGCTCTCACTCTTCAAAGAGACACCTTCGCAAGTTATCTCACAAGGAACGTAACGTATCCAAGAACCAAGTTGAGAAGGCTTGCAACGTGCTACTGCGTAGCAGTGATGCTAGCATCCTCGTATTGGAAGACCTTACGAAGATTAAGGTGAAGACCTCCAAGACAAAGAAAGGTTTCAATAGAACAAGGCATAACAATGCCTTGTCACAAGTACCATTCTATATGTTCAAAGAACGCTTGACCCACAAGGCACAACTCGTTGGTAAACGAGTTGAAACAGTTTCTCCAGCGTTTACGAGTCAGACAGACAGCAGGACGAACAAACGTGATGGCATCCGTCAAGGTTGTAACTACGTGTGTTCTGACGGTGTTGTCTTTGATGCTGACTGGAATGCTGCGGTCAATATTGCACTTCGTGCAAACCACCCACTTTCGAGCAGTGAACTGCCCCTAAGTGGCAGGGTGCAGCCAATCACCCAATCGTCAGAGACCTAAAGGTCTTGTGGCAAGCCCACAAGTCTTTAGCTTGTGGGTAGTTGACAAGCATTTTAATTCGAATAATAAAAAAACGAATGGTTTTCCTTAACAAATAAAGAAGTCGTTGAATTTAATGAAACGTGCGAAAGGTTAATAAATAACATTAAAATTCTTAAAGAAAACAATCCTTATTTTCAAAAGTTCTTAAATAAAAAAAATCCTCAGATATTTTAATAATTCTGAGGATTTTTTAATATCAAATATTATCCATAATTTACTCGAATGTTAAGTTTTTTGCTGCCAATAATTTTTCAACGTCTTCGTAATCAAGACCAAACTTAAATACCAAACGTCCATCTGAAGGATATTCATCGTATTGGAAGAGATTTTCCCATGCAACTGCGATAACACCATCAATCATATCTTGCAAACTGTAGCAACAAGATTCTTGTGCAACGTCAAGTTTAATTTTAGTCTTTAAAATCTTTACGGTGTGATAACAATTTTCATATGGTACTAAATCATTGCAAATTCCACACGGAAAAACATTGAAATCATCGCCCCAAAACTCGTCAAGATTATCGGTAAAATAAAATTCATAAACATTTAAATCAGCCTTTTCTAAACCGATACATCTAATATAACATAACTTTTCTTCCATTTATTAATTCCTTATTAACTATTTATTAACTACCTTCATAAAAGCCGTTGTCAACATATTCTTCAGGGTCAAAGTCTTCCAAGTCAACATCAAACATATTATTATATGCTTCAGTCGCTATTGTTTCAAATAATTCTTCACTGAATTCAGTTTGACCGAAATCTTCAATAAGTTTATCATTCAGATTAAGTTTTAAGTCAGAAAATTGCATACCAACATATTGATTCAATGTTTCTGGCATTGTGAAAAATTGATTTTCAAATTCTTTTTCATCATTATCGTCTCTAAATTCGGCATGGCACCAAGAATCTTTAACGAGATAAGACTCAATAAGATTTTTAAAATATTCAGTGATTGCTTCCCAAAATTCCTCTTCCCTATCATCTTCAGTTGTAAACATTAAACTAGGCGTTAAACGTTCAATGTCTATTTCAGACAATGGAGCGGTTACATCATCATATTCATCATCATCCCAAGGGGCTTTAGCTTCTGTAAGTTGATGTTTTACCTTATTTGTAATTGTCTCAACAAGATAAGTAAGTTCGTTAATATTTAATTTTATTGGTTTCTTTCCCATAATTATTATATTTATATATAAATAAATATTATTTTAAATGCAAAATTTCTATATAAAAAAGAATAGTTTATTGCCTCAATTAAGACTTGAACTTATACAAGACGGACGTAATAGTTTTAATAAAATATGGGACGCAATTCAAGATGCCGACATAACTTTCACAATGATAAATAAAGAGAATAATTCTTATAAAATTCTTAACGCTCCTGCATATATAAAATTGAAAAATAATGATAGTTGCGAAGATGAATATGTGATTTGTTATGATTGGAAAAAAAGAGATACTAAAGAAGAAGGCGTATACCAAGGCATCTTTAATATCAATTTTCGTAAAGAATTAGTCGGCGAATCGATTGAATATCCCAAAGGGGAATTAATAATGCCAATACGTGAAGATTTGGAAATAATAATAAAATGACTACTTTAGTTTTAAAGCAGTCATTTTATCGTTTTAAATCATCTTAATCTATATTGATTGATAACTCCATCCAAATGCAAACCATTCAATGAACGGCAACGGCTTAATGCTGTGTAAACTTGTCCTTTGGCGAAGATATTATTCAAATGCACGTTAACCTTGTCAAAACTCAAACCTTGGCTTTTATGGATTGTTATTGCCCATCCAAGTAAAAGTGGGATTTGCTCACAAGACCCATTTTCAACTTTCTTAATCTTGACTTCCAATGGATTTGTTTCATCAACTTCATATTTGAATGATTTCCACGTATACTTATTTATCGTAACCAATTCTTTTGTTTCGTCAAGTTCAACAACCGCACTTTCATTCATTAGTTTTTTAACAACTCCAAGAGTTCCATTGCAATAACGATTTCCCTCATTGTCATTAACAATAATCATTACACGTGCGCCTTCTCGCAGTTTTAATTCTTCAGTACATATCGCATTGTCTATGTTAAATTCACCTTTAACTTTTGCCTTATAAACCTTTGTCGGAGTGCCTAATTTAGTTTCGTTTATCATTTCGGCTTCTCTTTTGACTGCGCACAAATGAATTGCATTATCATCAAGATTACCATAGCAATTATTTAGCAACTGATAATCATTAGGTGTAAGGTTTCCGTTTCTAACATGGTCAAGTATTTCAATAAAACTTGCATCCTTCTGTCTGAAAACCTTAGAAAGTTCAGCTACATAGAAACTGCACTTTTCTTTAGTAAATACAAGAGCATCATAAAAATTAATGCCATTGTAAAAACGATTAATCAAACTATATTCAGAATCCTTGCAGACAGGTGACAATTGAGCCATATCGCCAAACATTAAAACTTGCAATCCTCCAAAAGGATTTTTATTTCGTCGTACTAACTGCAAACGACGATTAATCGCATCCATCAAATCGCATCTGACCATTGAAATTTCATCGATAATCAAAATTTCAGCCTTTGCTAATAGTGTTTTTTTATTCATTTGCAAACTGTATTTGAATTTTTCTTCTGGATTTAAAAATCCAATCGGGAGGCTAAACATACTATGTATGGTAACGCCTTCAGCATTTAAGGCTGCAACTCCAGTCGGTGCCACCGTTATTGCTTTATCTTGATACTTTTCTTGCAGATAATGCAAGAATGTGGTTTTTCCACATCCTGCCTTACCTGTGATAAAAAGATTATTTCTCATTTCAATTTGAGAAATGATAGAATTCATTTCGTCAGTCAAAATAAAATTTGAATCCATTATTTATTTCTTTATAAATGTTTTAAAATTAAACTTATCCTATTATATCGTCAGAATCTAAGTTTTTATTCTTATAATACTCTATCGTTTCGTATGAAATATCCTCAATAATATCACCGCCTGTCGATGGATTTGCGGTCGGCATTTCGATGAAGTATAACTTATTGTCATGCGTATTCAAAGTAACCAACTTAGTAATTGAAGATGGAATCTTACCGTCTTCATAAAAATCATTAACGTTTTCAGTCGTTAACTTTGACAATGCTTTCAAATAAGCATCATTCAAAGACTGATAAAGTTGGGTTTCCTTTAGTTTTTCATCCTCATAATATGCCTCAACCAACTTATCCCAATCCATATTACACTCTTCAACAAAAGGTGGCTTTTGATTAATACTTAGCCAATATTTTATCTCTTTCATTTCTGGAGTCATCAAAACACTATATTCATCTTGGTCAGTTTCTTTCAACGGATATCCCGATACCAATTGGCACTCTTCCTTTGTGAAGTATGGCATATCTTTAGGATTGTCAACCAAAATTCTGCCTCGGATTTCTGGACTAAAACATGCCAACAATGGAGTAATACGTTTATTGAACATTTCTAGATATTTAGCGACATTATATACAAAGCCGACTACATTTTTACCGTCTTTGTCAACGCAATAAATATCTTCTTCCGAATCAATTATCCATTGTGGGACTATATCACAGTTCAAAGTAATTATGTCTTCACTTCGAGTATAAAAAGGCTCGCAAATTTCTTTTTTCTCCTTGTCCTTCATTCCTTTTGCGATAAGTCCTTTCTTCTCGCATTCATATTTTACTCTCTTTGTTCGTTGCTTACTATCATAGACAACTTCTGTTTTACCATCAATATCTAAGCCGTAATAAATAGTTTCACGTTTAACATCAGAATCTTTTGATTTTGTACCGCAATTTACATAATAAATTGTATCATCAAGATTCACTTTTATGTTATTTTTTAGCGCTAACTCATATTGGGCTTGTCTTGATTTCTTACTACCAGATTTTGTGAAAGTTTTCATATCCTCCAAGTAGTCTTCCATTGTCTTTTTAATTTTACCCTTTGTCGCAATATCCTTAATTGGTATTTTGTAATTATATATGTTGCTAACATATTCATAATACAAATTTAAGAAATCTTGACCTTTGCCTTTCAATAGAAAGTCGATACCCTTATCAAGGAATTTCTCAATATACGTATTCAATCTTCGTGATTTAACCGTATTACCTACCAATTTTACAGAACCGTCTTCCAATAAGTCAGCATAATTTTTACGGCTAAAATTAATGGTTGCTGGGCAAAACTCATCAATACCAAGACCCATTTTATTGATACCGCCATTCCATGCTTCACTAAAATAAAGGTCTTCAAATTCGCAAACATCAGCCTCTACCCCAACATATTTCTTATCTTTTACTGAATTTCGTCCACCACCATTACTGATATAAGGATTTTCTTCATTGTATCTGAATTTCAACGGCATTTGGAAGTTAAAACCATCAGTATCACCTACAATTGGAATATAGTTATATTCTTTTGGCAAGTTATGCCTATCTCCAAGAGTGCTAAAATGATAAATCATTAATCGAAGGCATTGTCTTCCGATACAAGTAACCATTTCGGCAGACTTGATATTTCCAAAAGGGAACAAATGTGGCGCACCAAAACTTCCAAACATAGAATTTCCCAAAATCTTCAACGGAAGCTGATTCTTATCAGCAGCACTTTTCTTGGCACTAAATTCGCTTGCCAACTGAAGCAATTTATCAATTTCTTGCTTATCATAAAGTGCTTTCGCTTGTTCTTTATACTTATCAGCCTCTTTGCCATATTTAGACTTTAATCCCTTGTAATATTCTCGCTGTGTCAAAACATAGTCAAGAAGCAAAAGCATAATGTTCATTGTGTCAAGATTATTCTGAATATTCCAAGTCAACATAATTGACGGATAAAGAGAATTATAATCCAACTTGACAATTCTATCAGCAAAACCTGTTCTAAGCAAACGAGAAAGACCGCCAGTGAATTTTGTCTTCTCGCCATAGGCAGGAACTACCAAATTATTTTCATATGCCCAAGCAAGCGTTATCAATTTCCATATTGCAGCCGTACCCATCGTACAAGCACGTTGGAAAGTAGTCGGAAGGATTTTATTAACCAAAAAGTTAGCCTCATTCAAAGTGGCTTCAACCTTATCAGTTTCCCATAAGTCATCGAGCAAATAGCGTTCAACAATATATCGTCCGCTTTTCTTTTCTTCAGTTTCTGTCAATGAATCATTTTCATTCGCTAATTTTCGCCATTTACCGTTCGTATCATCAAAGGCATAGACATTATCGGTTATACGCCAAATTGTCTTGATTTCATTACCTGGTACGTAAACTCGGTTTGTTTTAGCGATTTTTAGATATTTGGTAACATATTTCAATGTTGCCATTTTCATCGAAGAATCAAGGGCTTGTGCTCGTCTTACCGAATGCAAACCATCTATGACGGTGTGCATCTTAATCGTTGTCGGATGGTAAAACTCGGTTTCACCTCCAAGTTTCAATGGTATTTCTCGCTTTTCTTTCTTGCAGACATACTTCATATAAGACTCTGACAAGCCTTCCATTGTACAGCCTAAGACTTTACATCTTGTATTGATAAATTCAAAGTCAAACTTTTCTGAATTATATCCAACAATGATGTCAGGCTTTTCTTGTCCTATGATATAGAAAAAACCGCAAATTGCATTCAACTCACTTTTTTTTCTGTCCTCACCTTCACCTTCAACTGAAAGGATTGTTTCAAAACCTTTATTTGTACGAATACCAATCTGGTCAATGCCATGAATTTCTGGATGCAAACCTTGTGTTTCAAGGTCAAAAATCAAACGCTTAGTCGCATTATATGAATCATAGCATTTAAACATACGTCTTCCAGTTGATATCATATATTGCTCAATAGCGTTTACCGATAAAAATTCCCGACTCTGTGTTTCGCTATTTTTACTATATAATGGAGTACCGACAGTATTAAAAAATTTATTGAAAGCACCTTGTGACATCGCTCTTTTTGCATACATTATATATTTGTATCCATTAATCAAGCGTTCATCAACCTCTTGGAGGTTAATCGGTTTGTCAGAAATCTTCAAGGCTTTAATACCGATACCATAATCAGCCATCATTTTAGATAGCGTAATATGATTGCCATCACACATGCGGTCAATTGCCGATTGCTTCACCCATACAAATGGCTTGAAATCGTCTTTTTTTATGCGCTTTTGACCCTCGTCATTATAATAGACAATCTTTACAAAATCATCTTGGTATTCATGGTCAATGTTCACGATATATTTCATCGGGTCATGACCATTCAAGAAGTTTTCAACTATTTTAAATTTTTCATCTAACTCATTCATGCAAATATTTATTGGTATTTGTTTTTAAATTCTTCGGCAAAGATAATAAAAAATAATGTAAACTACCAAAAATAGTTTGTATTTATTCTAAAATAAAAATTGTATTATCTTTCGTTTCACGCTGCAAAGATAATACAATTTATTACAACAACAATTTTTTCATCATTTTTTTTACAAAGCATTTAAAATGCAAAAACTGTCTATAAAAGGTAATCCTTTATTTATTCCTTTTCTTTTTAACCACAATCTCTCTACACCAATAGTTATTTTTATCTCCATATAGGGCAACATTCTTTACGGCATTTTTATATGGCTCTGTATTTAACGAGACGTTGCTAATTCTAATCATAATCATCAAATATTTTTTTAATTATTGATTCATACTCTGACTTGAATATTCAAGTTTGATTTGAATATATCTGAATGATATTCCATTACTTGTCCTTGTATCGTATATTGAAGGTAGTTTCACACTCTTTGTCAAGTAGATATATCTGCCTCGAATATCCTGATATTTTGAACTATTAACATTAGGAACTTCATAACCAGAATAGTCAGAATATAATCCTATACCAAATTTATCACAATTAGAATCAATAATAAACCAAGGGTCGGAAGAATTGAATACAAGTCCTAATTTACCGCTTGTCAACTCTTCAGTTCCTGTTGCATCTATAGACTCTCCTTCAATTAATACCCTTGTATTATTTCCAATAGTTAATGTTGCTGAACCATCTACTGCAATATAGGTACAGTTACTTGACAAGATACCACTTGTAATTGTATCCTTAAAAGTATTTACACCTCTAAGATAAAAATTACTGATAACATTTGGCTGAACAATAGGAACAAGATTATAAGAGAAATAACTAACTCTTGTCAATACATCACCCTCTTTGAATAAGAAAGGTTCATCTGGAACAAAGTCTATTTCATTTCCGTTATAACTAATCTTAGGATTTGCTGGTGGCGTTGAGTACTGCTCTATAAAGTAATATCCCTCTTCTGAACTTGTGATTGTTCTGCTAGCATTAGTCATAATTGATATCATTCCTGAATGTTTACGACCAATCTCATATGATGTTGAAATCTGCTTATTGGTATGTCTTAATCCACTTACTAATCCGTTTATTGCTTGTGTGGCTCTGTTCAGTTTAATTACTTTTGAACGTATCTGGCCGTAAGTCTGAGTCTCGTCCATTAAAATTGAACCATCTTCAATATCAATACCACCCGATTTCGTATTAACGTCAAAGCATTCCTTTACTCCGTCACTATTTGAAATAATCGGAATATTCTTGTTTCCCTTTATCCAACTGAATTGTTCAAAATATTTGCTTGCCAATTCTCTTCCAACCTCTGTAAGTGATACTGAAAGGTTTTCTTCATCATATACGAATACTTCGTCAAAGGTGTATCTTGTTACTATATTACCTCTGCTACTGTCAAAAGTACTGCTAAAACCTGTCTGAGTCTTTATGTATTCAGTATAAGCCTCATCCGTTGAATAGTGGTCTCTTTCACTCAAATAGGAAGCATCTTGATTTTTGACCAAATATGTACAGTCCGCAAAAAAGACATTATTACCGCCATAAGTCGTATTGATAATTTGTCCTTTATATACGGAATAGTTACTACCACCTGTAAGTCTGTGTGATAATAATACACAATACCAATAGCCTCCAAATATTTCAGTTGTTGGTTTGTAATCTCTCACATCAATTACACCATAATAGTCCTTGAAAGTTGAACCACCATTAGTATCTCTTTCTGAGTTGAAGTTTGCCTTGTGTGAGTATGTCTGCCCATTATTTCTCTTGAAATAGCCTTTAACAGTAAGGTTGATATAGCAGCCACTCTTTCCGTTATCTGTAATATAGTCAATAACTGTATTGCCGTCATCACCAATCCAATATACGTTATTGTCATCAAAGTCTATTTCGAAATATCCTCTCAATACTATTGCAGGAAACCTTGAATTAGATGAATGGTCTCCTGATTCGTTATAAGCCTTAGCTGCTGTCTTGTAAGGCTTCTCAGGAGTTCCGTCTCCATATTCATCAGAACCGTAATAACTGTCTGCCCATACTGTAATCGTATCATTAAGAGGCTTGTGCTCCATTTCTGGAAAGTTATAGGCAACACTTGGGTTTGTTATGTTGAATCTAATCGGTATATATTTCATAATCGGTGAATTAAATTATATTGTCATTTTCATCAAGTCTATAAATTTTAAAGTAATGACGGTCATGTACATCATACTCGACTCTTACTTTCAAGTAGACTTTGCTTCTTCGCATATAAGGATGCATCCATTCTGTTTTTTCAGGAACCTCATATTCCATATCGAATACTCCTTCAATCTTTTCCCAAAGTTGATAAAGTCCGTCTTTTGTTTTCTTAGTAATATGAGGCAGCACACTAAGGCCATCATCGCCAAACAAAAAATTGTTTACTGCTTGCGGTTGGTCATCTAAATGTCCTGTATGTATTGCCTTTCCTTCTTCAAAGAAATTTGGAGCCTCATTAAGAACGCTCGTATCTGTTACTATATCTTCGTATGTATATTCCATTTTATTATTTTATCGTTAATTATAAAAGTTAATAATGGTCGGAAAAAATTACAATGATTCCGACCATTTTTGTTATACTTGCTTTGTAAACACAAATGCCTTTGCGCTTCCGTCAAGGCTTGAAGGGTCGATATTGAATTGTACCAAGTCACCCTGACTTATAAGTATTCCACTTGTAGTAAGTGGGGTTATTCTTGTCGTTGTCTGTCCTATTTTCAAATCCACGTAGTCGATTCCAATAAATTGAAAGTCAGTGATTGTGGTTGAAGTTGGAAAATAGATTAATTCCTCGTCAAAATTGGTAAAGTTGACTGTGACAGACTCGTCAATATTTATTGTACCACCTCCACCGCCACTTCCAAGTTCAGTCCATTCGATTTCACCAATATATTCATTGTTAGAATCCCAATTGCTGCGCCCTAAATCAATTTCTTGGCTTTTCTTCAATCCTTCAGGGCAAGATTTGATTAAAGTTATCTTGCAGTCTTCCCACGGATAGTCAGTTTCATTATTTACTTTTTTAACATATGCGAAATAATTCACTCTTTCCACATAAATTTCCGAAAGAAGATTAACTGATTGAGAATTATCAATTTTCTTACCAATAGAATAAACATTAGGAATGTCAAAATCTTTAAAATATATGTTTAAGACAATTGTATCTCTCAAATCTTTCAATACGATTTTATCCAAATCATCATTTTCGCCATATGTGCCTAAATCTTTATATAAAGTTTGAGGTTCTGGAGCATATTCATCCTTAATTTGGACTAATTCGTCTTTAATCAGTACAAACTTCTTTGAAGCCATTTGCTGTTTATTCTTCAAAACAACAATTTCTTCATGCTCGCCAAGTCTCCATTTCAACCATTCTTCACCATTCCACTCATTTATATAATAAACAACATTAGATTCATTTTTAAGTTTATAATAATCATAACGTTGTGAACGGAAATTCGAAGCCAACCATACATAATATTTGCCGTCCAAACCTTTTAACACAACTGTACGATAAGTTAAACCATCAATTGTTTGATATTCACTATATTCATTTGAATTATATTCCTTAACCAAGCGGATAGCGTAATAATTTTTTGATGAACCGATTAAAGTTCCAACTTGGGCTTTGTCATTCTTAAACTTCTTCAGATAAGGAGCATTAAGCAAATCATTGACAGTTGTTGTGAAATACAAGCCATCAATTTTTTCATCAATTAAATCAACGCAATTAGTACGTTTAAAACCTGTAGGACCTATATTCAACCCATATTTATCAATTCCGTTTGGGTTAATTACCTTTTCAGCCAATTCTTCATTTGTACCATTATCCAAGACAGCGTTATCAACCTCTATACAATCGGCTTTTTCCCATTTATCATTTTTTGCAAATTTTCCAGCATATTTACCGAAATATCCTTCGGCTAAAGTGTCATGGGTTTTGTGACGTTCACATAATTCCATTTCATTCAGCATTGCGTTCCATTCTTCAAGCGATGGAATATGCCATCCATTTTTCAAAGAATCGTTAATTGCCATTGCTGATTTGAAATTATACAAATTACCATTTTCGTTACAGTATTCCTTTGAAAGCACTCGATATCCGACTTTCAAAGTGCTCGGATACGGCATACCTTCGTTCTTATCAACAAGATTAATAAATTCGTTAACTGGTTTATGAAACCCTGTTTTCGCCTCTAATTTCATTGGTAACTCGACTGCGACGATTTCAGTCTCATCACAGCAGCAAGGCTTTTGTACAATCCTATCTAAATTAACTGTAAGAGCCTCACCATTCATTCGGGTAAGTACCAAATTGTGAGTTTCATTGCTAAAAGTTACCGATGAAATCAAATTATCTTCAAGTGTCGCAAAATTATGGTCTATTTCATTCGGTAATAATTTACAATTTTTCGTTATATCTTTTGGATAAGTACTAAGAAGTTTATAGAAAAAAAGTGAATCCATTATTATATTTCGGTTTTCTTATTTATTCGATTAATTTCGTATTGATGATTAGATTTTATATTCATATATTCAACATAGCAATCATAAAATTTAAAGGATTTCAAATATCCAATAAAAGTGCCAGCGAAATTAACTTCCAACGGATATTTCCGATATGGGTCTCGCATATAATCAGGTAATATTGTTTCGCACAAGCCTTGTGTTCCACCGCCAAGTGAAATATTGAAAGGAACTGTTTCTTGTTTTTCGGCAATCTCTTTCAATTCCCTAAGATTTAATTTTCTCAATTCATTTGAAACAAAGACTAAATAGCCGTCAACATAAAATTTAAGCACCATTGTTTCTGCGCCAAATTCGAATTTGACATGAATTGTATGCCATTCGTCTTCACTAACAATATTCGGCAATGAATATGCTTCATGGCAATAAAATTTATCTTCACGTTCACAATCTAATGTATAGTAACGATATCCAATCTTACCATCATCTGTAATGATAAATGCCAAAGCATTGTCAATTATATCTTCATAAATATTGTACTCTTTTTTCTTGCTTTCTCTAAGAGTGTCAATAGTATTTACAGTATATCCCGTGCAAGTACGATTCATCAATAAAAACAGATTGCCGTCAAAATCATAATTTACTCCTTGATAAGTAACAGTATCACCCTCTTCATAATTTGAAACCGTATATCCTGTGCAAGTACGATTAAACATCAAAAACTTATTATCAGTCGTAAACTGATATTGATTGCTTTCATCAAGTGCTAACCCATTTGAAGTCAAAAACAAGTAGTCACTTAAATCTAAATCGTCTTCAAAATATTCAGTATCTTCATAATCGTAATCATCATTTTCGTGATTGCATTCCTTTTCCATCAGATTATACTTGTAAAGAGCCATTTCATTAATCACTAAGTTAGGATATATGCTTAATGCTCGGAAACGGTCATCAAACAAAATATATTCTGAATTTTTCTTTTTATCAAGTTCATTACAGAATAAAGTCTGATTTATAACAAAATCTTGGTCAGTATCTCTTTCAGAAACAAATTTCTTAACTTTCTTATAATCTTGTATATAGTAATATAAATCATCTTCAACAATATTTGTTATGCTTCTTCTGTAAGGTGAAATATCTAGATAATTGTTTAATTGTTCATTTATGTCACTTATATTGGAATTGTTTAATTTAAACCTTTTTATGTCTTCAAGTTTAAAAGCATCTTCAGTCTTAACTTCTGAATTTATATATTCAGCCGAACTAAATGAATCACGGCAATTTTCATTGAAATCCATTGACATATCAATGAAATTATTTGTCGGTGAACCAATTGTTTCGTCATCTTCTATAAAATCCGATAAGTCAAGCATATCGCATTCTTCATCTTTATAAAGATATATCCATTTATTCTCCGCTCTTGTGCCAATATAAAAGAAAATGCCTTTATTATTTGGATGGTAATCATTTAATGTACGATTGCTTTCTTTTTCAAATTCAGTTTTCTTTAAGACAAATTCCATTTCCCACGTATCGCCATTATCAATTTTTGAAGGTAATACGTCATAAGTATCGCAACTTGTTTTGAAGAAACCTTGGTAAAAGCCACCATTCAATTTGATTGAATCTTCTAATACGTGCATCGGGTATTCATATAAAGTTGTCGCACCCGATACGGCATGAAGTTTTAAACGGTAATCGTTTTCGTCTATTGTATAAGTTGATTTTGTATATAAGTCAACAAATTGATAATTGTTGATTCTATCTCGTCTCCATCGTATAAGACCGTGGTTTTCCTCATTATGATTAACATCATATAACCCATTATCGACACCTGTCATTCCGACATTATATAAGACTTCACCATTGTTAACGGCTCCGTCCCATTTGTAAGAATCAACACTATACAACCAATCATTAAATTTACATTCAGGCAATTCGGCATCGATGAATGCAATCAAGCACCCATCGTACATCCGATTATAATCAAAATAATAATTTTCAATATTGTCCCGATTTAAATAAAAATCCCAATATTCTTCGTAATTTAACTTTAGTTTTGGCGTATTAAAATTATTTCTGATTAAATTTGCCATTTTTTATACATTAATTATTTATATATAAATATTTATATTATAGATAAATAAAAGGTTACATGATAATATTAATTAATGAAAACCAATACAAACAACTTCATGAAAGGATTGCTTTGGAAGATTCAAATTTAAGCAATATCGGTGACAATGGATTGGAAGAAGTTGGAACGCAAGCGCATATTGGTGACAAATATTCTAAGCCAATACAAAACGATGAAATCGGAGCAATCAAGACAAGCGAACGTGGTTTTAAAGGCACTAACAGTTCTTGCGGAAGCCGTGGTATAAGAACGACAAAAAGTTATTGATTATGCCTACATTTATAGTTGAAAATAGTAATGAAACATTAAAAACGCAAACTCCTATTACCAAAGAGTTAAAAAAATTCGCCAATAATACGATTGCGTCATTCTCTGATATGAGCGAGAAAAACCTAAAAAGGATGAAAAAAATTGTTAACGATGACAATATAAACTTTAATGTTTTAAAACGTTGGAAACATGATTTATCCAAAGCGCAATCAAGAAGAAAAACGCCAAATGGCGAATTCATCTATCAATGTACTGGAGGCGTTAAAGGACAAGAATTTTGTGACCAAGCAATGTCAGCGATAAGACGTAAACTAAATGCCAATAACATTGTCAAAGACGTGAAACCAGAAAAGCCATCTCTACCAAAAATAGAAGATAATACGGTATCTAAAGTTTCAACAGTAAAGCCGACAAATGAATCGCTGATATTCTACATAAATGAAGAGCAAATAATAAATTTAAAAAAGTAAATAGACTATGGGTAAACAAATGTGTCTTGAAAAAAAAGCCATTGAAGAACGACATAAATTATTAACACGTAATGATTATGTACGAGATACTAACGAATTTAGTGAAAATCATAAAGACTGTATCTCGGATGGCGATGTCAAGGGTAAAGGAAACAATTCCACAGGCTTTTATGTTACGACACCTGATTGTACACGCCCATCAATAATTGATTACAGCCATTTTGTAACTGATGAAGATGCACAGATTGGCGGTAAATACGATATTGAAGGGCGTAATGGAGTTGGTGGTCGTAGATACCATATGGCGATTAACAACTATAATAAATCAAACCAATATGGTCGTAACTTAATTGATATGGAAGCCAATTTAGCCGAAGGACAATATTCAACAAGATTTTAATAAAAAAGCAAACCATTCTTTTGGTTTGCTTTTTTTTATTTAAGAAATATGTATATCATCACTTTCAATTTCAGTAAAATTAATTCCATTAAGAGATACAATTGAACTACTTGGCAATGGTGGCTGACCTGGGTAAGGGTGAACATGTTCATTTATTGCCTTTCTTATCACTTCCAAAAAGTCAACCAATACATCGCCATAAGCAACTGAATGTAAACGGTCAATAATTGGCTTCATATCTTCATCGCTGATAAGTTTACCTTTACTATGTAGTTTATCACTAACTTCTTGGTCATTAGTTAAGTTAGAAATTAAATTTACTTTATCGGCAACGATATTAGCAACACTACTTTCACTATCGGACGGTGTTAAATTCATCCTATTATTCTTTTTTAACTGAATATAAGATGGATTTTTAGCGTTATAAATAATCGGACTTAATTTCGCTGTTTTTTCATTTGTATTATCAACTGAACGGATGCCACTTCGTATTTGAACTTCACCTTCCTTTAAGATAATATCCTCTGATTGCCGTCCGACAACAGCAATATCATTGATTTCTGGAAATGAGCCTTCGGTGTTTTCTGTCTGAGAAAGTTTAGGCAAAGGTCCTAACACGTTTCCTTGTAAAAGTGAAGTTGCTGAACCCTTTCCATTGTTATAAGGGTCATAAGACATTCTTTGAGGCTGCGATATTACAGGACCTATGTAAAATCTGTCGCTTTTATCATTACCACTATCCATTAATAAAATTAATGCACACTCACCTATTTTTGGAACGGATTGTATGGTCTTCGGCAACAATGGAAAAGCATAAGGCAATTGATTTTTATTTACATTGCCATCACTGCCTAACCTTACTTTTATTCTTAAACCTTCAGCATCTACATCTAAAATGTCACATACTTGGGCTTCTTTAATTATCATACTCATAGCAAATGACCATTTATACGATTATTGTAAATTTCATTCAATTTGTTATATTCATTATTCATTTTCTCCATCTTTTCCAATTCTTCAACGATTTTCTTTTGAGACATTTTATATTCGTATTCAAGTTCTTTTTTCCGAATGTTTATCTCAGCATTGGAAAGTATTTTTATATCTTCCTTCATAACTATTGTATAACTCCATATCCTTTTCCAAAATTAATATTTGTCCCCGTTACATTTATAGGACCACCTGCGTTTGCTCCACTTGCATTAATTGTTAAAGAGCCAATTGGGACAGTAATTTGTAAATTAGCATCTTCCTTTATTGCTCTGAAAACTTCATCAACAATCACCTTAATGAATTCATTCATTAAATTGTCAGAGCCATCTATATTTTTAGATTCTATATAAATGCCTTTTTTATTAAGATTTTCAAGTATTTTCGCATAGGAAACTTGCGCTGACATGCCTGGACGTGCTTCTGATGTGGCTAATAAAACACCACTTATGTCTTTTGCCGAAGTTCTAAGCACTCCATTTAAACTCTCGTTAAGTTTAGAAATAATGTCTGTAATTCCAATCATTTTATTAACAGTTATTTGTTATTGGGATATCTACATTGTCAATATCAGCATAATCAACATTTTCAATGTCGGTACTAATATCATAATTGAAACGCTTTCGGTTACGCTTATAGAAATCTAACAATTGTGAAATCAGCCTTAAATAATATTCAGTCTGCTCTTTAGCCAACATTGTTTCAACGTTCACTAGTATTTTATTGATTTTTGATGCAATCCAATTTGTTATAAACTCAATATGTAAATCTCTGATTTCAATTGCGACAATCGACACAATTTCATTAAAAATCTTCTCGATTAAATTTGGATTATCATCTTCATTTTGATTAACAACTAATTTTCGGTTAATTTCCATCAAAAGAAGTAACTTAGGTGAAACAATTGCCTCAACTAAAATGCCGACAACATTAGTTATCATATCTTTAATGAAATTCAACTCAATCGTATAAACATCTTTAGGGTCGGCTTCTTCAGAAATTTGTACACACGCTTCTGTTATTGCGCGTTTATAAACGCTTTCAATCTTTTCTTGCGTTGCATTAGAATCAATTTCAGTTAAAATATCATTTATTGCGTTTATATCGATTTTTGCGGCTCTCCGTTCGCTATCAATAAAAGAATAACCATTTGCTCGTTTAATTTCACTCTCGGCAAGCATTTCCGCATATTCATCATTACTAAAAGTATAAAAACATTCATCAAGATTATAAACGTCTTTCTCTAACATTTTCTTGATAATATATGCAATTCTTGCTTTATATTCAGTTTCATTATAAGTAAAAGTCATTCCGACATGAGGATTGTTCGGTGCTGTCAAAGTAGCCAACAATTGAGAAATAACTTGGGTAGCATCAAATAGTTTCATGCCCATAACAAAATCGTAATTAAACTGATAAATTGTTTCTGGTGGATACGACTCGTAAAGATAACTTATCATCACATCAGTTGTTTCAGCACTAAGATAATAACGTCTTGTTGTCTCAATTACCAAATTGCAAGGAGGTTGATTATCTCGACCATTTGTTAAATGATAAATAATTCTGTCATCACCTCGTTCAAAGTCATCTGAAGGTTTAACTGAAAAATACCCATGAGTATCGGGATTACCATTACAATCAAAAGTACAAGTAATTGGCAAAGGTATAAAAGACGCAACTAACGGTGGCACTTTAAAAGGTTTTGGCAATACCAAAATTTTAAATTTGTCTTGGGCATCAGTAATTGTATTATCATTCGATATGCCCATATATTGTATATTACATATAGGTTTTTCTTGTTTTGATTTACTGAAAAAATTATCTTTAACATACCAATTTATAGAATAATTATTATCCGAAATAGGCGCAAATTTGCATACATAACTTCGGTCTCTATTCCAATAATAATCCATATAAAGACTTTCAAGAGCAACTTCTTTTTCATGCTCAGTCATAAAAGGAGTATAATTGGTATGTGCTAATAAATCATCATTTATTTCTTTTCTTGTCTTAGGATAATCAATAAGTTCGTATGAATCATAGACTATTGATATAATATTTGAGCCTCCATTGCAAAATGTCTGTCCGTTATTAAAATATTTTGTCGGCTTTGGCGTTGTCGTAAGTCCTTTAAGTTCTTGCACGACACCAAATTTTGCAAGGGTAGTATGTTTTTGATTTTCATCATCCCCATTAATATCGATTACTGTTGAGCCATTATCCAATGATTCCACAAAGCCTTCCATCGTTCCATTACTTATGATTGAAGGACTTTGTAGTCTGGTCTTGTGCATTACAAACCACAAAAAAGCATTAAAATCTTCGGCTCTCACCAAACTATATACATTTCTCGTTGAATTGTGGTCAACAAATATATTTGACGGTGGAATTCTTTTTTTTGAACAATATTTTAATGCTTTTTTATATGTCTTAAACTTATGCACATTATTGTCATTGTCAGTAACATCATAAGATGTTGACGTTCCAAAATAAAAAGATTTTCCTTCAGTACTTAAAGGAGAATAAGTGAAAATGTTTAATAAATCGATATCACTCACGTTGACATCAATTCCCTTGTCGATTTCAACGACTTGACCATTAAAAGGTTCTTTTCTTAACGAATTTGGTATTAAAGGATTTTCATTGCAATCAATTTGAGATTTTAGCCTTGACAAGAGAATACCTTTAACACCATATTCAATAACAGGTAACTCGATAACCAAAAAATTAGTAAGCATATCAATGATTTCATCTTTTTTGGCAAATTTGTTAATAATTACCATCAAAAATGACAGCGGATTGTAGTTTATCTGCTCATGACTGCTTTCAGCCAAATCTGCTGCCATTTCAGTCAGACTTAAATAAGCATCTACATCCGCTAAGAATTCCTTATGTTTTTGCGTTAGTTTACCCATTATATATTCTTTTTAATGTCAATTTTTACTGAATTTTTCTTTTCTGCGTCTTTTTGAGCATCGACTGACTGTTTTGTTAATTTGATAATATCATCAATGCTGCCATTAAAAGAAGAAACTTGACTGTCATCCATATTATCCAAATTTCCGTTCACTTTATTCACATCATTCATAATTTTACAGATTTCAATCTTTGTCTTTATTGCCATATCTTTGATTTTCATATAATCGCTAATGGCTTTGGCATATTTGGATTTGGCATCCATAATTTCTTCTTCCAATTTAGTTGAATGAGTCAATTTATTGATTTCATTCTGTGCTTGGATAATTTGAGAATCAGCCTCGGTTAAAGTTTGCTGCAATAAATCAGAAAGGTTATCAATAGAATTAAGTTGTAGTTTAAATTTAGCCATATTAATAGTTTAATTATAAATATCGTCAATATTATTTTTACGATTTGCCTTATAAACTTCTTTGTATTTTTTCATTGATTTGCCAATCTCATTGGTTGTCAATAAAGTAGTATCCCTCATATATGCCAAAATCAATGACTTGTTAAGTTTATTGGAACCCATTCTTTCCATTATTTCATCAGAATTACGCAATAACTCGATTAAGGCAACACCAACTTTGTAATCATTGTCACTTAAATTATAAACTTCACGATGTTTAATCATTTCTTCAACTTGGTTGCTAGTGTCATTAATCAAATCATTCAGTCCTTGAATTTTCATCACACCATTATCATCAAGATAACGGCTATCATTACCGAAATCGTAATTCGACTTTTCAAATGATTCGGTTCTGTTTCGATTCTTAACGTATTGCATACATTTAAAAATCAAATATCTCTTACAGACAGTGCCACAATAAGAATATGCTTTAGTTCCACGACTTTCATCAAAAAAATCAATTTTGACAATTAAGTTTGACATGCAATCGTTTAATGTATCCTCGAAAGATTCATCTGGGATATAATATTTATAAGTTCTAATGATTGATTCAATCATCTTTATTAACGGAAAATAAAGTTTTTCTTTAAAAATTTTGTCTTTTTCCGCTTGATTTTTGGTATATTTTAACTTAACAATAGCTTCTTCTTGCTCCTGAGTAAAATAATTCTTATTGTTACTAGGCTTTCTTCCTCTTTTTGCCATTAACCGTTATCTGATTCCTTCATTATTATTATTTTTAAATTGAATAAAAGGCTTATATGCTTACCTATTAATGATAATACATATAAGCCTATTTTTTTAACACTAATATGACAGTTATTTTAAATTGATATTCGTCATGTAATCATCAATTTCATTATCGTTAAAAGGCTTGATTTCGTCAGATTCCTTGCGTATCTCATCGTACATCTGTTTAACGACCTCAACACTATAAGTCTTAGAATTTGTATAATCCAAAGAGCCTTCTCTTTCAATGTAATGACGATAACCAATCTTCGGAACAACAAACACTTTCAAATCTTGTCTTGTATATCGCAACAAGAACTCAAACCAAAACCAAACTGGAGAGTCTTTAATTCCACCAAACGTCTCCCAATCAGTTTTATTGAAAACGCTACCAGTTAAGAAAAAGCAATTATACTGTCCGTACATATCCATCATCTGATAATCAATGTAGCCAAGTTCGTCTTTAACTGAAGAAACCGACCAAGGAATTTCATTAGCCAAACCATAAACTTTATCAGTCTTGAAATTGTAAATGTCTGTCATTGGGACAAATACACTAATATCGCTACCATTAGTATCAATATATTTCTTTACATTTTCAAACCAATGCTTTGTATATTCATCATCGTACTCCAAGATTGAAAAATAAGGAGTCGTGACATTCTCTACGCCATAATTTACCAACTCATTGAATTTAGACAAACTATTGGCATCAACAAGACTTGCTCTAACTGCCAACGAATCGGCATCAATTTTACTAATAACTGCTGTCGGAGCAACTATCTTAACTTCAAACACATCTTCAGTTGGAATGCTTTCCAATGCTCGATTTAAAAGTTCAGCGACTTTTTCGTCATACTCATGTACTGGTATAATTACAGTAAATACTGAATTGCTGTTAAAATTATCAATCATTTAATTATGTCTATTTTTAGTTATTAGTATCAATCTTCTTTTTAAGAAGAATTATTATATTTTCAAATTCTTTCTTACGGCGAGCATTAATATCAGCCAAATATGAAGTCATTTGATTGACAGTATTATCGTAAGTGTATTTCTCAACTGCTTTATCGGCACTTTGCTCCAAAATGCAAGGAACATTATCATCCATCCATGCTCTAACTACATTTGCAAGAATCTTATGTACCTCGTGAATAGTGTCAAACCACAAGCAACAATTACTTAAAGTCTTATCATTGTCATCGTTAACCATCCACTCTTGGGTAATATCAGTAGTCTTAGCAATGACAATTGAACCACTCTTCAACGCTTCCAAAGCACTTAGTCCAAAATAACTTTCTCTATCAACCCAAATTGTCGCAAAATTATTTCTAAGATTTTCTGCAAAGACATCTTGTGGCATTTGATTGCATCTAACAAAACTTACAAACTTAAATATCGGATATTTTAATTTGAATGGCTTTATGATTTTGTTTACATCATTGTCATCTTTAGCAATAATATTCACGACTAGTTTTTTAGGTGTATTAACCTTGAAAAATTTATTATGAATGAATGGGTTAACCGTAGTTGTCTTAACATAAGGAAACAATTCCTTTACCATATCGCCTAAGACATCAGTCTTCACCATACTTTCCATGATGTTATAATCACCCCATTGACGGCTAAATGGTAGTTGGTCAACGACAAAATCATAATTTTGAGTGATTACAATTCGCTTGCAAGGCAAATGTGATTTGTGAGTTTCTTCCATTACATTAGTAAAAATCTCTGGAATAAACAAAACATCACTCGGTGCCATATGTACGTCTGACGATGCAATGTTCTCATGCGGAAGAGAAGCGTACTCTTCGCCAAGCCATCCGTCTACTCCGATGAATTCATCTTTTTCATCTTGCAACTGATATAGCATTTTAACGTTTTTACCGTTCTTCTGACTTATCAACGCCAAATTGTAAATATATGCTAAATCTCCAGATGGGCAACCCTTTGAGTCAATAATGAAAAAATAAAAAGTGTTTTCGTTATCATCAATTCTTTTTATTTCTGCTTCAATCTTTTTAATCTGATTTTGTATATCTTGATTAGTCATTATCTATTTGATTTTTATTATGATTCTTTAACGTCGATGAATTTTTTGGCACGTAAGCCATCTTCAATGATTTTGGTATCAAGTCTATTGATAAGATTTCTTACCAACTCAGCACGAATAGTTACCTCTAAGTCATGGTTATAAGTATCGTGCTCCCTAATTATCTTTTGTGTCGGGTTTTCATCATCCTTTTCATTGTTAGCAATTGGAATAGTAACTTCATCATTTGTTCCTTCCATTTCATCAATCACCATCAAATCCTTAATATAAGATTCTTCAATAACCTTTTCATGATTTTGGCTATCTCGGTCAAGAACCCATTCTGTAATTTTATCAATGTTTAAAAATTCTACTGCCATATTTATGTTGTTTTTTTTATTATTTTGTCATAAAAATCTTTATCGGAAAGCATTTCTTCAGTTGTCTGATAAACAAAGTCGCATTTCTTTGCCAAGTCATCATCATTGAAAAGATTGATATATATTACTGTCTTTCCTTCTGTTTTTGATTCAATGACATTTTTATCAGTCGTTACGATGATATCATAATAATTCCACATTTCCTTGCCATCATCAGGGAAAAACACACTTTTCGGACGCAACCCTAATTTTGCAATAAAGAACAAAGAACTTGGAACAGCAACTTTCTTTTCACGTAGTCCGAACAATCCAAAATTAATTGTTTCATCAGACTTGTCGTTTAATTCGCCATGCCATAGTGTAAGTTTCTTGTCTATATTTTTTTCTCTCACTTTAGCACAGCCGAAGATTTCATAAGCATAATCTTCATAAAGTATAGCCTCAATTTCTTTTTTGCTTTTGAAATTACTGCATTGCTTCAGATATTGTTCCAATTCAATAGGTTTATTAGAACTGTCATCAGCATTACCGCCGTAGTCTCTTACATAATATTTATCGATTTGGCTAACAATGTCTCGAATAATATAATTCAGTTGAAATCCTATATTAATCATAAAATTATTTTTTAACTTTTAGTAAATCATTAAATGCCGTCATTAACACAGCATCCTCTTTCATATTTTTCTCTTTATAATTGTTTTCAACATTTTCATTAAAATAAATGTCGATTGGGTCTTCACGTTTTACATTTGATGAAGTAGTTTTGATTATATAATAATTTTCGTTTTCATCATATTCTTTTTTTATGTCATTAACTTCATAAGTAACTCCGTCATGCTCATAAAAACTACTTACTGTTTTAAAAGTAAAACCGTCGAATATTTTCAAAAAATGGCAAAATTCAAATCCATTTGGTGTGCTGTATGCATTTTTTAATTCTTTGATGAAATTTGCCTTCATATAATCAAAGCCACCGCAGTCTTTATTTATGTAAAAAGTAAAAGTGCTTTCTTGTTCAGCGTAATAATCGACCGAAAAATATTCAACATATCGTTCAATTCTAAAACGTGGAAAGCCTTGATAATAAAATTTCAGATTGAATTCTTTTCTTTCTTCGTTTTTATTTAGCAAAACAACTAAATTATTATCAGTAGCACTTTTTGGCAAATCATTCAAATCTACTTTAGTAGCGATTTCCTTGTCATCCCTATCATATACATTTACATTCAATTTTGAAACGGTTGTTTCAAGTTGACGCTGGTCAAAGCAAATATGATTTTTATCAAAGGTATAATCTTTTAAGAATTTCTCGCCATCTTTTCCGTATTTATAACATTCATTTAAAATACGATAAGTTCGATATCTTTCTTCTTTTATTTTTTCAGTTTCCTGCAAATTCTCAGATACTAGGTCATTGAAAACTGAATTAACTTGTTGCGTTGCTTGTATTATAAAATCTTCCATAAATTATTTCTTACGGTTATATTTTTTTACCTTTATTGGATAAAAATCTTTATATTTCTGATTGACATAATCCAAATTTAACCGCCATTCAATTGGAGTATTACCCATTGATTTATGCACTATTCGAATTAATGTTGTAACACCGATTTTTGTCTTTTTATCTAAGAAATTGTTTAAACAAAAATCAATATCATAAAAATGAAATCCGTTTAGATTTTCATCAAATCTTTTGGTAATTCTATTTCGATTTACAGCCATAAACAAGCCATCAATAACGCAAACTTCTTGTAGTTTATCACCTAGCAAATCCGAATAGCGACTGACCCAACTTCTTAAACCTTGACGATGCATTACTTGCCCATATCGGTCATCGGTATAATCCCACCAAGAACCTTTCTTGTCAAAATAAGCCGAACCAGCAACTCCGATTATTCCGTAATCTTGATTTTCATTAAAAAGTTTTATGATATCTCGACCCCAATTTTCTTTTAAAAATTGAATATCATCGTGCATGAATATCACAATATCTGTTGCTGCTTTATCCAAGCCGTGATTGTAAACTGCCGTTAAATTGAACTTATTGTCATTTTTCACAAAGATAATATCGGTTTCAACTCCGCATCCTGCGATAAGTTGCTTTAATTTATCTTCATTGTAATCTTCTCTTGAAGAAACTACTACTGTGATTTTATCATTCATTCGTTAAAAAAATTAGTTTACATATAAATCATAACGATAATTTTGGAAAAATCAAGATAAAAAATTTAATTTTTCCAAAATTATTTCATACGCGCGCGTATGTGCGCGTTAAATATTTATATTATATATTATTAATATAAAATAATTAAATAATTAAAAATATATAAAATATATTAAAAAATATTTAGAAAAATAATACTAGGATAATAAAAAAAGAATATTATTATTAAAATAAAATTAAATATATATTGATATTTCAATTTTAATAAATTATATTTTATTTAAAATAATTTATATTAAAATATTAATATGCGAAAAATAAAAATTTTAGTTCTAGCATCTGACAATATTGGTGGTTGTGGACGTTTTCGTTCAATATGGCCACACGAATATATTCAAAAACATTACAGCGATTTATTTGACATTCAAATAATGCTATCAAGCGATTTGATTAAGATATCACCAATTGAATTATTTTTCCTTCAATTTGATATAATTCATATCCACAAATACGCTGACCCACACGGCATTTATATGGATATTTTAAAATTCTTGGATAAAAAAGTCATTATTGATGTTGATGATAATTGGAATTTAGGAGACTTTCATCCGTTATCTGAAATGTCTAAAAAAGAAAATTGGAAACAGTATCAAATTAGCCATTTGAGAAAGGCTGACTATGTAACAACGACAACTAAAATATTTGCCAAAGAATGTAAAAAATATAATGATAACGTTTATGTTTTTCCTAACGCTATTGATACTCAAATGGAACAATTTATTCCAAAGCCAACCAAATCAAATCGATTAAGATTCGGTATCATTTGCGGTTCAACTCATTTACACGATATTGAACTTTTGGAAGGTATGATATCTAAACTTTCAAAAGATGTCTTGGATAAAGTTCAATTTGTATTATGCGGATTTGATACAAACGGCAAGCAAACTTTAATATTGCCAAACGGTCAAAAAGTAACTCAAAAAATTAATCCGCTAGATAGCGTTTGGGCGAAGTATGAAAAAATCTTAACAAATAACTATTCGATAATTTCATCAGAAGAAAAAAATTTCCTAATGGAGTTCAGAGAACAAGTTGATTCTCCAGTCAATAGTGTTTACCGTAGATGCTGGACTAAAGATATTGAAACGTATGCTAATCATTACAACAATATCGATGTTCTGTTAGTACCTTTGCGAGTATGTGATTTCAATAAAGTTAAATCACAGTTAAAGATAATTGAGGCTGGTTTCTTCCATAAAGCGGTAATTGCTTCAGATTTCGGTCCTTACACAATTGATTGTAAATCAATCCTTGGAAAAAATGGAGTTATAAATGAAGATGGAAATAGCCTATTAGTTGAACCTAATCGAGACCATAAGTTATGGGCGAAATATGTTACAATGTTGGCAAATAACCCAGAATTGGTTGAAAAAATGGGTGAAAACCTTTATCAGACAGTAAAAGATAAATATTCGATAGAAACAGTCTGCAAAGACAGAGTTAATTTTTATTTAGATATTATGAAGGAAAATAGTAAATAAAAATATATTTATTATTAATCATAATAGATTGTACATCTTTCATACCAAATGATTCGATTCTTAGCGAAGATAAAATCATTTGGTTTTTTTTGTTAAAAAAGTTGTGCCATTCAAAAAAAATACGTATTTTTGCAAAGTGAAAAAAAATGGTTTAACAAAATCTTTTTAAAAAAATGCAAATTAATGTAAATAACCTCTTTGATGTCTATTGTAAGAAGATTACAACTTACGGGCTTAGTGTAGATGAAGCGAAAATGCTTATCCAAAGTATCGGAGCAGATAGAATCAAAAACGCTCCATTTATGATGGATAATAAATATAACGTATCAACCCAAGGCTCAATGTTGTTGGTTGTCTTGCATTTGCTGACTACAACGGCTTATTATTTGTATAATAATACTTATAAGCAAATAATGCCTAATATCTCTGATGTGGTTAACGAATCTTCTCTTTATAAGGTTTGTTTGCTGCAACATTTAGCGAAAGCTGTTATGTTTGAACCCGACAAATATCCTTATCAGTATCGTTTTGCGGAATCACAAACGAGTTTAAAATTGGGAAGTCGTTCGTTGAGTCTTTTAACAAATTGTGGCATCAAACTAACAGAAACAGAAGTTGAAGCATTAACAATAATTGATGTTGATGAAATTGCTTCATCGAAAAATTTTTATATTTCAACATTGGCTAAAATGGTGAAACAAGTTAATGATATCACAAACATTGCAATAAAAAACGGTTATTTTAAAGATAATAAGTAATTAAATATTATATGGGAATGTATGAAGAATGGGCTAAAAGCAAAGACCCAAGTATGGAAAAAATTGAAGTGAAATTTAAAAAGTTAGACCCAAGAGCGGTAATTCCTACTTATGCACATGATGGTGATGTTTGCATGGATTTGACTGCTATATGGGTGGAATATGATTCAGAGCATGATTTGTACCGTTATCATACAGGACTTGCTTTTGAGGGTGATGTTGATACAGCACAATTTTTGTTCCCACGTTCATCTAATTGTAAGACAGATTGCTATCTAACAAATAGTGTGGGAGTTGCTGATATTGAAATTTATAAAGGCGAAATTATGCTATGTTTTAAAAATCGTACTTCATTGAAGATGATGACAATTTTTAAAACATTTGAATATTTAACTGATGCTGATAATGTATTTGGCTATGTAAAGCGACTATTTAATTTGCCTAAAAAATACGAGGAAATTAAGACTGATTTACGTTATCATGCGTTGGAATATGCACCTTACCCAATTAATGCAAGAGTGGCGCAAATGATGTGTATTAAACGTCCAAAGACCGAATTAACTGAAATTGATGAATTAGGTACGTCAGAGAGAGGCGATGGCGGTTTTGGTGCTTCGGGAATTTAAATAAAAAAAATAAATGCAACTCTTTAAAAGGGTTGCATTTATTATATATAAAGATTTGATTATCGCTGTAATCTTGGGTCAAATACTGTAAGTCCAAAGACTTTAATATGACCGTAGTAACGGTTGTTAATCATCTTCTTAGCATAACGAGTCATGATACCACGAACAGGAGCAAAGTTCTCGACGTTAGTCAATACTGGACTCAACTGCATTGGGATATAAGGAGCATATACATAACCTGTGTCAAGCATATTCTTACCCTTATGACCAACAATCATTGAGTTATCAGGAGCCAATGGGTCTACATATACTGTATAACGGTTGTTCAATGAACCGATACGCTCGATACCGAGAGCATATGTATTAGACTCTGCTGAAGCATCAGTTGCGTGGAAGTACTCCAAGTTATCAAATACTGCTGAGATTGGTGAACTGATAAC